TCCATATGGATCATGCCTAGGCGAAAAAACTTGCCAGTCCCTCCAGAAGGACTTCATTTTCCTTCTTAGTATTTGGATTTACAAACTTCACAGTATGTGTAAGTTTTGGCATGGTCTCAAAGAAGGTTTCGATCTCTTTAAACTGAGTCGAATTCATTTGCTCAAGGAAGTCTTTAATTTCTTTCTTGGTGCAATCAGCAGCTGCCCATACCTCTTCTTCACTATAAATCTTATCCACACAGGATGCAATCAGATCAAATGATTGTTCTAATTGATTCTTCTCATTAAAATCAAAGTTATTTGAGATAAATTGATCCAGTGAAGGATACTTCATTTCCATCATTAAGGTATCATCAAGTTTAATTTGACGAGTGTGATTATCATTCTTTGTTACCCTAATATCATCTAATCCAATTGTTACAGGAACTTCAGTTACTCCATCATCCGGAGATAGTAAAGTAACCTCAAGTTCTTCTCCAACAGATTTTCCACGAATATTGAGGAAAAGGTACTCAATATCAAATGTAGGAAGAGATTCTACCTTAACTCCTTTCGTCTGAATACAGTTTTTCAGAACAGACTTAATTGCTGTTGTGATTTGTTTTGTATCTTCACTTTCCATTGCAAGGACAAGAAGTTTCTCTTCCTTGACTAGGAAAGGTCTATATTGAATTGTCTGTCCAGTTGATGGCAATTCAAGATCATACTTGGGTGTAGCAATCTTTGGTAAAGGCATAATGACCTATAGATGTATTTCAGTGTGATTATTTAGAGGGGTTTTTCTAATCCCCGCGAGCAACCTTATCAAGTTCTGCTTTCAGTGGTCCAACAACTTTATCACCAACTTTTGCTCGTTGGAGTTGCTCTTCCGTACTAACAAGTAACTGTCCTGTCGCAGAATCATATTCACCTTCTCCTCCAGGTCCAGTATTTTGAAGAATACTATTTTGGGATTTGGATTCTTTCTTTAAAGGTTCTGGTAGATCCTGTTTGGAGCTCACATCTGCCTTTTGAGTTTGAGTAGAGGTTTTGGGTTGTTCAGGTGGACCCACCAGTTCAGTAATAACATATCTCAAATATGTCATAGAAATTGTACACTTCAGAAGACCAGAGGAATCATAACTCACAGGCATCGAATTTACTGAGATAGGATATGCACCAATAAACTCATACTCCAAAGTATTCTTATAATCTCTCTCAAATTTTCTTATCTTTAGACCCTCACATCTGTAGTCTTTTGGAAAATTCATTCTATAATGATATCCAACATTTTTTAAATTTCTTTCTGAACCATCAGATCTAGGTCCAGATTCTCCTGTCACATATCTCATCCACCTTTCAAAAAATCTAATAGGAGTATACTTCTCAGCATCCACATAAAATGTAAAGTCTATCCTATCATCATACATTCTTCTATGAGCATACCTTTCAGTCACACCAGTATGATCATTATTAACCTCAAAAGTTGCGATAGAAGATCCAGGAAGAGATGATTCTGAGCAATTAATGTTTAGGGTCTTTTGACCCCCAGCACCAGAACCCACGACTCCTTCCAACAAGGTTTTAAGATTACCTGTTCCCACAGGGATCTCTACCTCAAAATGAGAAGTTAATGCGGGTCGAAGTATCTTATCTTTTAGACTAACAATTTTAGATCCATCGCTAGTCTTACCGCCATAGGTTACTTTTGTTCCAGGCATTTATAAATAGTTTTTACCTTATATATTATGTATGGCCGAAAGTATCAAGAGTAAATACAGACCGTCATTTCCTAGCAAATATAAGGGTGATCCCACCAATATTATATGCCGAAGTAGTTGGGAACGCAAGTTCTGTCGGTGGTGTGATATGAATGAAAATATCCTTCAGTGGGGTAGTGAAGAGTTTCATATTCCCTATGTTTCTCCTCTTGATCGTCGAGTTCACAAATACTATCCAGACTTTATCATAAAAGTCAGAGAAAGCACAGGTCAAATCAAGACCTATGTAATAGAAGTAAAACCAAAGAAACAAACAAAACCACCAGCAAGAAGACAGAGAGTTACTAAGTCTTACATCTACGAATGTAAAACTTGGGAAGTCAATCAAGCAAAGTGGAAAGCAGCAGTTGAATTTTGTGAAGATAGAAGAATTGAGTTTAAGATCATCACAGAAGACGAACTAGGTATCAAATGAACCGCATAGAACCTGTTATTGCCGATCTTAAATCCGAGAAAGATCTTGGAGAAAGAATGGAACTGATAATGTATGCGCTGAATGATACTGTAACACCCATCCCTGAAGAAGGTAACATCTGCACCTTTAAATATTTTGCAAAAACTCCCAATATCGAATACGATCAGCACCCATTAGTCGCAGTAACTGATGTATTTTCCTGGGGATTTCGTGGTATTAACTTTCACTGGAGGGATTATAGACAATATACCTGGGAAGAATTAGGAACTCAGGTCTATATTGTCTACAGAGAAGAACTTGACGACTTACTCTCATTACAATATACAAAACGGGTACTAAATAAATAAAAACCACCATATCTAATGGCATCGAAAACATCAAAACCAAATGTAGTTGACAGAGGAACTGCTGGTGGTAAGAGTTACTATGTTACTGATGTAACTACCCTTGCTAATGGTGGTGTCATGAGAGAGACATACCGAACTGATGACAAAGGAATTAAACAAGCCAAAATTCAGACGGTTAAAGTTGATAAAGATGGTAATATAACAGAAGATAAAGTAAACACATCTACTGCAACCATTGCAGAACAAAGAGATTTAAAAAATCCAAACTCTCAACTTAGAAATGCTATTAAGAAGCAAGTCGATAAGACCGCAACAGATCTTGCAGGTGATAATATTGATGGAACAACTAAAGAAACAATTCAGAAAGCAGCATTTGGTAGCGGTAATGACTTGATAAATGATAATCAAGTTGCTGCTGCATCAAAACCAGCACCTAACACCGTTGATAAAATTGCTAGTATAGCAGGTAAAATAAAAGATAAAGCAGACACAAGATCTCAGTTTCCCACATTAGCTTATCCAGAAGATCTTGGTAAATCGAAACAAGATGTTATTCGTTTCGATATGATGGAGTACAAACCTCAAGAATTTATTAGAGGTGGAGGACAAGTAGGATATAGTAATGCTGGTAGAGCAGATTTTGAGTCAAGATCCATTGGATCAGTAACCCTCCCCATTCCTGCAGGTATTTCTGATCAAAATTCTGCTGAGTGGGGTTCTCAATCAATGTCCGCTTTTGATATTGCTAAAGCAGATATTGCATTAAGTACAATCATGAATGGTGGTAAGGGTCTTGTAGAAAGTGGAACACAATACTTAGATTTTGTCAAAGGACAGTCTGGTGGAGTTAGTGCAGCTGTTGGAACCGCACTAGCGGCAGCAGCTGCTGGGGTTGAGGGTCAGCAATTACTGACCAGAACAACTGGGATGGTAATGAATCCTAATATGGAACTGCTCTTTAGAGGTCCAACTCTGAGACCATTTCAGTTTAAATTTACATTGTCTCCTAGATCTGCAGAAGAAGCGAAACTTGTAGTGAGTATTATCAGATTTTTTAAGCAAGGTAGTGCTCCAATAAGAAGTGAATCAAATCTCTTCTTAAAAACTCCACATACTTTCCGACTTCGTTACCTACATAGAGGTGAAACAACTGGTTTACATTTTAAACTGAATAAATTTAAAGAATGTGCCCTCCAAAATGTTGGCGTAAACTATACTCCAACAGGAAACTATGCAACTTATCAAGATGGCACAATGGTGTCTTATGAATTAACACTAGGATTTAATGAACTTGAGCCAGTCTTCAACGACGATTATGGTTTGGGTAATGGAAAAGAAGCAGACGACGAAATAGGTTTCTAAAATGTCAAATTACTTCAGTCAATTACCAGATTTAGAGTACGTCAGTAGACTTCCTGACGCTAAAATATCGGATTATAATCCAGTAAAGAATTTCTTCATGAGAGGAAAACTCAGAGAAGATATTTTTCAGGATGTCTCCGTATTCACAAAGTATGAAATTAGGGGTGATGATAGACCAGATAATGTTGCCTTTGAGGTTTATGGTGATGCCAATTTAGATTGGTTAGTTCTTACATGCAATAATATTATCAATGTATATGATGAGTGGCCAATGACTCAATTTAATTTTGAGAATTATCTACTAGATAAGTATGATACTTATGAGAATATTAATGCGACTCATCATTATGAAACTACAGAAGTTAAAAATTCTAAGGGTGTAGTGATTGTTCCTGCAGGATTAGAAGTTGACTCCAACTATTCTGTGTCATTCTATGATGAGGAAATAGAAGGAATGACAATTGTATCATCTCCCGTAACTGAAATAACAAACTATCACTATGAAGAAAAACTACAAGAAGATAGAAGAAATATATTTTTATTAAAACCACGATTCCTGAACGTAGTTAAGGATGACTTGGAAGAAATGATGCAATATAAAAAAGGTTCCACTCAATATAAGAGTGAAACCTTAAAGACTGCAGATAATATTAGATTATTTCAGTAAGTTTATATAC